AAGAGGTAGAAGAGGTAGAAGAGGTAGAAGAGGTAGAAGAGGTGGAAAAAGTAGAAGAGGTGGAAGAAGAAGGCGAAGAGGTGGAAGAAGAAGGCGAAGAGGTGGAAGAAGAAGGCGAAGAGGTGGAAGAAGAAGGCGAAGAGGTGGAAGAGGTAGAAGAAGGTGAAGAAGAAGGCGAAGAGGTGGAAGAAGAAGGCGAAGAGGTGGAAGAGGTAGAAGAAGGTAAAGAAGGTGAAGAGGTAGAAGAAGGTGAAGAAGAAGAGGTAGAAGAAGGTGATGAAGAAGAGGTAGAAGAAGGTGAAGAAGAAGAGGTAGATGAAGGTGATGAAGAAGGTGAAGAAGAAGGCGAAGAGGTAGAAGAAGGTGAAGAAGAAGGTGAAGAGGTAGAAGAAGTGGAAGACGATGTAGAGATTGAAATACCTAATAAAGATAATTTAACTAATAAAGATAATTTACCTAATGAAAAAAATTTATTAGAAAATTTAATTAAATCTTATAAATCATATCATGATAAGAGATATGGGATTGATAAGAAAAAAGAATTTATAATAATTAATCAAGATATATTAAACAAATTAAATGTATTAAAAACAGATGAAAATAAATATAGAGAGTATATTATAGAAATTGTTAAAGAAAGACCAATTGAAAATAATAGAGAATACATAAAAATTGGTAAAACTTCTGGTTTTAAGAATTTAGTTAAGTTAATATAGTAAAAAAATTGATATTTATATATTTTATTTATATTAGTATAATTAATTAACTAATAAAAATGTCTGTTGAAGTAATTACAAATGATTTTGATCTAGATTATGGGATTGATAAAACCGATCAGTCTATTCACTTTATTGAGAATAAAATTATTGAGAATAATTCAATTCAAAATCCATTTTATATTGGTTTTAACGGAGGCAATTTAATTAAGTATGGTATGAAAAAAATATATGAATTTGAGACAATTATTGTATTGATTAATAATGGATTAGATCCAAATTTTATGAAAAATTTTTTTTCTACAATTCTGAAAGATTCAGATATTAACTTTTTAACAGATAAAATGAAAAATTGTATAAAATTTAATAGAGTATCAAGAAATATTCTCTTTAATAAGACACATTATTTTAAAGCGAATATTGTAAAAGATTCAGATTTAAAAAGAATATTTCAAAATGAAATATTTAATCCAGTAGAAATTGTATTACCTCTTTTTGAATTATCTCCATTAGACGTAAATACATATTGTGAATTATATAAAAATAATATATCAATTCAAAATTTAAAAAATACATTTGAACTAGATATGCAATTTAATAAATTTAATAATTTTAATACTCATACTTCAAATAATCTTTCAATACGTATTTCTGAATTAAAAGAATCAGATTTTTGGACAAAACCTTATAATTGTAAACTAAATTTTACAAATATGTTTAATATTAGAGATTTTCAAAATCGTACGGATAATAACAAGTTTACTTTAATGGTATCTACACCAGACAGAGAAAAACTTGCAATGCCAGATGGTACATCTAATTACCCAACACATAATTTGAATGAAAAATTCTTTGATGTAGCAACTATCCTTAAAAATAATTATGAAGGAAAAATAACATTTTATGCAACAATTCCAGATTCACATTATACTGAAAAAGATTTTATGGAACTTTTAAAAATTAGTAAGGGTAATAAAGAACTCTATAATTTATCAATAAATATTCTAATTTCAAAGGAATATTCGCACTTGATAATGAAAAAGGAACCATTAATTTTTCTCTCAAAACTTTTTGAAAAATATAATGGAGCATATAAATATGCGTTTGGATATGCATTTCTTACGTTATATCTTGAAGAATGTTTATTCTTAACAAAAACTACAAAAGGAAATAGATATGTATTTGATATAGATACTGCAAATAAATTACCAATATTTCCATTTCTTCAAACAAATTTAAAATATAATCCCTATATTTCTCCCCTAATTCATGACGAACAAGGAGATTTTAAAAATAATCTTGTAGGAATAAAATATATTAAAAATTATGATGGTTATGGTGTGTGTGATCTAGAAACATTTAAAAAACGTCTTAATATTTTTATTACAGGTAAACCAGATATAGATATATTTGAAGGGATAGACATGAAAAACTATGGAGTATGTGGTAGTATTATTCCAGCATGTTTACAAAAACGATCTCCCTTATACGATGCATATTTAAATCAATTTAAAGATGAAACAGAAGCTTTTAAAAATTTTACAGAAAACTATTATGGTTTATCTGATATAGATATAATGTGTAATCTTGAAAACTATTCAGATTTTATTATAGAAGCATATAATTTTTATACAAAAATTATAAAAAATACAGCTTCTAAAAAGGAAGATACAACATTTGATACGGTTAGAACAATTGGTATAACTCTTAGTAAACTCTTTTTTAGGGAAACACTAGACGACTTCAATAAAAGATTTGGAATTAATTGGACAGCAGAAGAGTATCAGAATAATATAAAAGATAATAGAGTTAAACTTTATATTCATTCAAAATATTACTATATTAAAAGTAGAATAAATGAAGGATTATATAAAAAGTATGGAGAAATAACAAATGATTTTTTGATTATCTTCATGAAACCACATACGATTGATAATCTAACTATATATATTCTTCAAGATAATGAATATAATATGGAGATTAAAAAAGATACTGATTTTATACTGTATCTTAACGATTTTAGACAAGATGAAAATAGAGTTAAAGATTGTGAAAATAAAGCTCTAATGAAGATTGGAGAAAGCATTCGATTTCAATTAAAATTTAAAAAATTTAACAAAACATTTGAACTATTTAAATCATCGGGTCCTGATTTTTTCAGTACAGTTGCAAAATTTCATCTACCATGCGTTAGAGCATATTACACAAACTCAAATGTATATATCCTACCGTCTTGTATAGGTGCAATGATGACAGGTATGAACATAGATTATAAATATTTTGCAGGAATTCGTGAACCAAATGATATTCTGGTAAAATATATGAAGAGAGGTTTTGGTACAATTTTAAATAAAGAAGAAATTAAACAACTAAAAATATATTTAGAAAAAAATAATCTTACTCAAAAATATATTGAACCAAAAGAAGTTTATTCTGATATATTTAAACAATTTGAAAAGAAAAAAGAATACACGTATATAACAACGTATGATGAACTTAAAGATATATATAAAAAAACAAATAATACTATTAACTGTCTTAAATTTAATACAATTTCCACTAATGGAAATATAAATGTATGTAAAAAATCATTCTTTGATTTATATTATGAGACAATTGAGTAAGTCTATATTAAAGATATGAGGATGCAACTAGTATCGGTCTAAATGCTTTTAGTAAAAGTCTTCTTACAATTAATACAGGTATAAAAGACGGTTGCAGGCTCATCCGCTGAACGTGTTTGAGTAATATAATATGTATGTTTTCTTTCACCACATCTACCACATTTCATTTCATCTGTAGTATTTACAGTGTATAATGTCAAGTCGCGTAAATTATTTTTATCTATGATATGTTTCCATTGGAGTGGATGTAGTTGATACATTTTTAAAAACGGTACGGTTTGTGGAGAGATTTCACCTTTTAAAAGTGACGGCAACAAAGTACGATTATTAATTTTTTTATTATTCATATCAAGATTTTCACATATCTCATAAAATTTATCCATATATATTGCCTTAAAATCCGTCCATTCTAGGAGAGATGTCTTAATGTAATTTAAACTAAATTCAAATAGACCCTTTTCTATTTGCACAGAAATTGGCAAGCATTTTATAATCTTGTCAAATTCATCTACTATATTTTTTCTTTCAATTTGTGTCTCTGCAAACTTTATAAATTTAATCGGAATGAAACATGAATTAGTCATCAAAAATTTTTGTTTACGAATATATTCTCTATCATAAGAGAAGTTTTTAATATCAAGTTCTTCTTCACGTGTTAAAAAATCTGTCATTATTAATTATATATATATATCCTTTTAATTAAGTTTTATTAAATTATTAAATCAATTTTTTATTCTTAATATTACGACTATTTTTTTAAATTAGACTTAATAAAAAATAAAAATTGAAAATAAAAATAAAAACAATATAAAAATATCACTTATAATATATAATAATGTCTCTGTATGTTAAAGATGATATTGAATTACTTTCAAAGAATATTGATGAAATCAATGAGAAAATTGAACGCAAACAATTAGAGATGTATGAACCAAATGACAAGGAAAGAAAGGATATTACTAAGATTATTTTAGATTTTGTAAAAGATAAACGTAGAAAAATATATGGAGGGTTTGCTTTAAATAATTTAGTTTTGGATAAAGATAAAAAAGAGGGTTTCTATAAAGATTATCAAACACCAGATGTTGATTTCTATTCACCTAGTCCAATTGAAGACCTGATAAATCTGTGTAATATTCTATATAAGGCAGGATACAAACGTGTTGTGGGGAAGGAGGCACGACATGTTGACACTTATAGTATTATTGTAAATTTTCAATTATACTGTGATATATCATATGTTCCAAAAAATATTTATAATAGGATGCCATTCAAAGAAATTGGGGGATTACATTATATTCATCCATTCTTTATGGCAATTGACTACTTAAGAATGATTACAGACCCTCTCGCGAGTTATTGGAGAATTGAAAAATCTTTAAAACGTATGGTTCTATTACAAAAACATTATCCTTTACCTGTAATTTCTAAACCAATTGAAATTATTGATTCAAATGAAGATTTTGATAAGGCAGTTGAATCTATAACATCTTTTTTGACTGAAACAAAAACATGTATAACTATTGGATTTTATGCATATAATTATTATATTAATAAATCAGAAACGAATAACAAAAATATTAAAATAATTAATATTCCCTATCATGAAATAATTTCTACAAATTATAAGACAGATTTTGATGAGATTAATGATAGATTAAAAAAACAGTTTGGACCGGATAGAATTACTCATAAAGAGTATTTTCCATTTTTTCAATTTACTGGTTATAGTGTAGAATTATTACTTGATAACGAAGTAGTGTGTGTAATTTACTCACATAATAATAAATGTTTACCTTTTATAAAAGTCCCTGCTTTAATTTTTTCTCAAGGGAAATCAAAAAAAATGAATGGAGAAATAACATTAGGTACGTTTTCACTCACTCTTTTATATTCACAAATCATGACGATTAAATATAGAGTTATTAATGATAGAACAATGACCGAAGTATATATGACAATTGTCTCCCATCTTATTTCAGCTCGTAATGATTATTTTCAAAAAAATAAAAAAAATATATTTGATGAGACTATTTTTAGAGATTTTGTAGTGGAATGTCAAGGGGAAGGTATTCATCCTGATAGAGAAGTTGGTTTAAGATTTGAAGCAAGACGTAAAAAGAATAAAAAGGCATACTATATGTATGAACCAGAGAAAGATGTTAAGTCAGCAGAAACAAACTATAATTTTAGTAATATGTCAGGGAATGAAATAAAAAACCCAAAAAATTTAAGATTGACTGAATACAAAATTTTATCTGAAATAGAAGAGGTAGAGCCTGAGCCTGAACCAGAACCAGAAGGTGATGCAAAACCAACTGAAAATGTGGAAGTTTAATTATGATAGACCTTCATCATGACTACCGTAAACTGCTGAATTTAAGTGCACTTAAATTCATTTAAATTTACGCTAAAGTGACTACCTAAAAGTTACGCTCATAATGGAGCGTAACTTAGGCAGTCTACGGTACCATAGGGTAATAAAAATTTGATTTTTTTATATTAAAGAATCATAGATATTTATATTTATATTAAAATGGAAAAAACAATAACTCTTGGGGGGTCTTTGTATGAATCACATGTTCTTAATGAAAAAAATAAATATATTAGCAAAGATATATTGAATAAAATTTTTCTAGATAATGATTTAAAACATAAAGTAAAAAATTTAAAAAATTTTCAGTTAGCAATGATTCATAAATCATATTTAAAATCAGTTCAAATGAATGAAAAAATGTTAAAATTAGTTAAAGAAATTCCACCAATTGATAAAAATGTTGAAGCTATCCCATTACAAGAAAATTCTTATGAGACTTTAGAATTTTTGGGTGATGCAGTAATACATTTAGTCCTAGCAAAATATTTGTATGAGAGATATGAGAATAAAGATCCTGGATTTTTAACAGTCTTAAGAACAAAGATTGAAAAAGGAGAGACATTAAATAAACTTTCAAGACAGATTGGTTTACACGAGTACGCAATCTTTGCAAGAAATATTGAATTAGCTGGAGGTAGATATAATAATGTAAATATTATGGAAGATATTTTTGAAGCGTTTATGGGAGCATTAAGTTTAGAAACAACCTTTGAAAATTGTGAAATATTCTTAAAGAATTTGATAGATAAATATATTGATTTTGCAGATATGATTAACACTGAAGATAATTTTAAAGAGATGCTAATGCAGTACTATCATAAATTAGGATTCAAAACAACTCCCACATATAATTTGCTAGAAATAATTGAGGAAAAACCAAAGAAAAAATTTGTAATGGCTGCATATGACCCTGATAAGAAATTAATTGGCAAAGGTACATCTACTTCAAAAATTAGTGCTGCACAGATTGCAGCAAAAAATGCACTTATAAAATTTAATTTAATTAAACAAAATGATGAATCTTCTGATGATGAAATATATGAAATTATTTAAGACATGTTTTAAATTAAGACTTCCACAATTTATTTATTAGTATATAATATATGTCACAAAAAGATAAAACAAAATATGTAGATCTTAAGATTAATGGAAGACTTTTTCCTTCTTGGGTTGTTGCAAACTTTTCAAAATTAAAACTACCAGAAATTATACTAGACCCAACTAAAGATGCATGTTCTGTAAAAGAAAAAGAGAGAATGAGAGAGTATCAAATATTTATAAGTAAAATATTGGATTATAACGGTCCTTATAAAGATATTTTAGTATATCATGGTCTGGGTGCGGGTAAAACTGCATCAACAATTAATTTATACAATGTTTTATATAATTCAAATCCTGGCTGGAATGTTTTTATCCTATTAAAAGCTACACTTCGTCCAGGTTGGATTGCAGAATTAGATAGATGGTTGCAGACAGAAGATAAACAATTTCGCATGGACAATATTAAATTTATTTCATATGATGCTCCAAATGCAGATAAATCATTTATGGATGCTGTAAAAAATGCGGATACTTCTAAAAAAAATTTATATGTGATTGAAGAGGCACATAATTTTATAAGAAATGTTTATTCTAATATTTCAAGTAAAGGGGGGAAACGTGCTCAAATGATATATGATTATATTATTCAAGATAAAAGAGAAAATGATGGAGTTAGAGTTGTTTTATTATCTGCCACTCCTACTGTAAATAAACCTTTTGAATTAGCCTTAGTGTTTAATTTATTACGACCTGGTATCTTTCCCAAATCTGAAGCAGAATTTAATAAAATTTATGTGAGCGGAGTAGGTGGTTTTGAAAGATTGAATCCAATCAAAAAAAATAATTTTCAAAGAAGAATTTTAGGTTTGGTTTCATATTATATTGGATCTACTCCTGAATATTTTGCAACAAAAAAAGTAGATTATGTCGATGTTCCAATGTCAGCATATCAAGAGGATATATATAATTATTTTGAGGGGTTGGAAGATAAAATTGCAAAAAAATCTAAAGGTAAATCACAAACGTATATGTCTTATACACGTCAGTCAGCAAACTTTGTTTTCCCTCCTATGGCTCAAGGCATGAGTGGGGAGAATCGACCAAGACCTCGTAATTTTAAAGTAAATGATAAAATAGATAGAGGGAAGGATCTAGAAATGGAAAAAGATGATGATAAATATTATAATGTACAAGAATACATTGATACGGTTGAAAAGTATTCTTCTATGTTTGATTCTTATTTAAATGATTTTTATCAAAAAGACAAAAAAAATGGTTACACTCTAGCAGATGATATTTTAAAAATTAGAGAGAAATATGTATATGATTTAACCGAATTTGCAGAAAAAGAAGAGAAGAAATCATCTTTATTTGAGGCAATGTATAATTGCTCTGCTAAATTTATTATGTGTATATTAAATATATTAAGATCACCGGGTCCAGTTCTTGTCTATTCAAATTATGTTTTAATGGAAGGTTTACAGATTTTTAAAACTTATTTAAAATATTTTGGATTTAGTTCATTTAAAGATGTTAATAGTGGTACAGATGATTTTAGATATATGGAATATCATGGTGGAATAGACGTGGACCAGCGTGGTAAAAATATTAAACAATATAATGTAAGTGAGAATAAATATGGTAAACTTATTAAGATAATTATGATTTCTCCAGCTGGTGCAGAAGGTTTATCACTTTTTAATACTCGTCAAGTTCATATAATAGAACCATATTGGCACGAGGTTCGTATCGAACAGATGATTGGACGCGCAATTCGTCTATGTTCTCATCGAGAATTACCAATGAAAGAAAGACATGTTGATGTATTTAGATATAAATCTGTTAGAAAAATACAAGATGATAAAAAAATTACTGCAGATCAACTCATTGAAAATTTAGCACGAAGTAAACAAGGTCTATTACAATCTTTTGAAGATGCTGTTAAGGAGGCCGCAATAGATTGTGAACTTTTTAAAAATCATAATTTATTAAAGAATGATTTTAAATGTTTTAAATTTGATGAGCCATCTTTATTTGCTGAACAAATTGGTCCGGCATATAAAGAAGATATATATGATGATTTTAAAATGGATAACGGGTTAAATAGTGTTAATTCACAGGTTGTTAGAATAAAAGCAATAAAAATCTCTGCGGTAAAAATTTTAAGCAAAAATGAAGATAAGATTACCTATTCAAAATCAGAGTTTTATTGGTATAATCCTGATACTCTAGTTGTATATGACTTTGAAATGTTATATCCAATTGGTAAAATAGGATTAGATGAAGATAATATTCCACTAAAATTAGACGCAAATACATATATTATAGATAAAGTAATACCAATCCCACATATTTATTAATAATTGAGTACCAAAAACTGCCGAATTTAAGTGCACTTAAATTCGTTTAAAGTTTTCGCTAAAGTACCGTAAACTGCCGAATTTAAATGCACTTAAATTCGTTGCAATTTACGTTAGCGCGACTACCTAAAAGTTACGCTTATAATGGAGCGTAACTTTGGCAGTCTACGGTAACTGCCTAAAAGTTATGCTCACAGTGGAGCGTAACTTTGGCAGTCTATGGTACCGTATAGATTTACTCAAATATTATAATTTTATCTTATTTTATATATATGGAATACGAAGATTCAACCAAACCTATTAGAGTTGCAAATATCCCTATTGGAAGTAATGATTTCTTTTTTGTTTTAAGAAAAGATTTTTCAAAGTTTTCTTTAACACATGAACATATTTCAATAAAAAATGGTTTATCGATTCTTGAAGAAATTTTTTTAGATATAATTGATATTCTGACTAAGAGAGCATTAAGAAAAGTTGAACATATAGAATTTCATGTAGCTGGAGGTAAAGCAATTAATAATATTATAAAAAAAAATTACTTAGTTAAATCCTTTGATTTTGATATTCATTTAGAAAGAGAAGATGATAAAATTCCGTTAGCAAAAAGAATAACGGATTTAATTAATTTAGAATTAAGACAACCATGGAATGTGCATATTAGAGAACAAATTTTTAGAAAATTATATAAATATAATTTTGTAACAGAAAGAGAGAGAGATTATTATCGTGATACTTCGAAAGATTTAATATATTATGGAGAACGTGTAAAGAATAAATTTAGCGTGTTTGGATTATTTATTAAATTAAAGTTTCAAGAAAAATTATTTGAGGATACAGAAAATACTGTTATAAAATATAATAATTTTATGATAAATGATGATACTTATGAAAGCAATGACCCGCATAGGTTTGCTGATAATATATTATATTTACCATTTTCAGATATTGATGCAGAATCTTTTACTAAATTTGGTGTAATTAGTTATAATAGTCCTTATCCAGAAAAATCATATATTACAGTTGATGGAATAAAATATTTAGACTTTGTGATGTTACTATATAATGTAATTGTATATGCTACGACACAAAAATATAAGATAGACTCAAATCTTGGAAAAATAAAAAAAATTATTCGTTCTCTACATACAAACTGTACTTTTCAGATTATGACTGATGAAAAAAAAATATCAGAATCTTTAAAAAATATTGCGACACAAATATTAAAATCTACTGAAATTAATTTCACAGATGGTTTCAAGGAGACAATAAAAAATAAAATGGTTTTTTTATATTATGACGAAACAGGGAAAAAAAAAGAATTATTTAAAATACAATTTCCAGAAATGAAGAAAAAAATCATTGAATTTCTACATAAAGTAATAAATAATTATCTTGGATTTAGAAATAATTTAAAAAAAATATGCTATACTACATTGCACACAGATAAAAAAGAAATTACTGATCCTCTACATAAAAATATTTATAAAACTCCTTTAGAAGATAATGTAAAAGATACTGAAATATTTGAAGAACTTGAAAAGCTTACATATTATGCAGATTCTGCAAATAAAAATTTATATATTCTTCGTTACACATCAAATGCATATTTATCTGTAAATTCTTATCTAAATTTAAAAGAAAATTCACTTGATTCAAGTGAATTTACAAAAGATAATAAGTCCTTTATCAATTATAATTATACCCTATCAAATAGTACTACTATAGACCCTATAGATCGTGTTAGAGAGATAGAAGCATCCGCAAGTAAAACAGATGAAATTTTTAGAGAAGAATTTGATAAAAGAATTCATATAAATGATGTAAGTGAGGTAGAGGCTGCAGTAAAAGGGATAGATAAAGTTTTTGAAGAATTTCATAAAAACATTGATAAAAAAGATTTAAAAGGCAAAAATATAAAAGAATATATAAACGATACCTTCACAACATATAGCTTTCAATTAGTATTTAATTATAAAAATCAATATGGAACGTACGATAATATAAATAATTTAAAATCAGGTGATATATTGATATATCCTCAATACTTATCAACAACATGGGATAATGCTGCAAATCTATCTTTTTTTGCCGAACCTACAAAAACTTTGTTTAGAATAACAATTAATAAAAATAACAAAAATTGGCTCTTTTTGAATGGATATAGTAACTCTCCTCGCGAGAAAGAAATTTTAATTAAGAGAAATTCTATTTTTTGTGTTAAAAGCAATAACATGACTGTCGTGAACATCAAAGGTAATGATTATGATATTAATATTATTGACTTAGAATTAATTGATAATCCTATTGATGTAATGATAAATAATATTTATATGAAATCTGGAACAGATAATTACTATGAAAATCCATTAAAATCAGAATTATTTAAAGTTGGTGCAGACTATGTTTATATAAATTATTTATCGAAAGAATATAAAGATGCTAAAACTTTTACAGAAAAAAATATAATATGTCCCTCAAATTGTTTGATTCAATCAGACTCTGAGATAGAATTTACTATAAATGGTGAAACGAAGACATTATATAGAAATAACCATGCTTTAGCACATACTTTACGTGTATCATCATGGATTTATTTATATGGATTATATTTAATAAAAGATGATATCACATTAAAAGATATTATTACTCCTAAATTTTTATTGCAAATTTGTGTAGCTGGATTATTTTTAATTACTGGAAGAGATAGCGAGTTTGGAGCACTTGATAAAGTGGATTCTTGTGAAGGTTTAACTCTCGATGAAAAAATATTTTATAATAAATCTCATGCAAGGTATTTAGAACAGTCAGCAAATTATTTTGAGAAGTTTATAGACAAACTAAAAATTCGTGATGTAATATATAATAATGATGAAATTGAAAATTATAAATATTGTATGAAAAATTATTATTATATTTATAATGAAATAGATAATGAAAAACATAAAAAAACAAAGGAAGATGAAGAACCATTAAATAAATTAATTTCAAAATTATTTTATTTATCTCATATGATTGATTTAATAAGATGTAAATCAGATTGTGAATTTACTGTTCCTATTAAAAATAAGGCAGACGAGAACTATGAGGCAGTTTCTCAAAATATTAGGAATTTAACAATAGAATTATGCCAAAAAACAGGAGACAGAGTATGGGTAAAAAATTTTATTGATTATAAAAATAAAGATAGAATATATTCAAATAAAATTTCTCAGCATTATGAACCATTTTTTTATGAAAATTCAACAGAACCCGAAATTTGCATCAAAACTATATTAAATATAATTACTCCTCATGCAGAAAATTTAATAAATGATATTGAAGAAATCTTATATCCATATGAACATAAAGGTTTTGATACCTTAAAATTTTTAGACATAAAAGAGACACCATCTCCAGTAATTGGTTCACCATCTATGCCACCACCTCCAGTAATTGGTTCACCATCTATGCCACCACCTCCAGTAATTGGTTCTCCATCTATGCCAACTATACCAACTTTATCAACCTTAAAACCATCTCCAGTAATTAGTTCACCATATACACCAAGCTTGCCAACTTTGCCACCACCTCCAGTAATTGGTTCACCATATACACCAAGCTTGCCAACTTTGCCACCACCTCCAGTAATTAGTTCACCATATACACCAAGCTTGCCAACTTTGCCACAACCTCCAGTAATTGGTTCACCATATACACCAAGCTTGCCAACTTTGCCACAACCTCCAGTAATTGGTTCACCATATACACCAAGCTTGCCAACTTTGCCACCACCTCCTCTTTTAAAAGGAGGTTCTTTAGATAAAACATCTGAAGATAAAACTGAATATGTTGAAACCGATGTAGAGAAAGCATTGTTAGATACTGAAAATAGTTTAATTGGTGCAACTATTTATTGTCCTCTGTCAATGGTAGATTATTTTACTAAGAATGTAAAAACAAGAGTTATTCCATTTATATCAGAATTTAGTAAAATAAATTTTTCAAATATAGATGAAAAAAATGATTATATAAATAAATTAATTTTCTTTTATACAAAACTAAAATTATTTGAGAAAACAATAATTAAAATACCTGAAAAATTAAATAAACTAAATATTAAAATTATAAATCAATTAACATCTGATGAATATTTTAGAATGATAAATGGTGTAGAGGAATATAAAATAAGTAAACCAACCAACTTGAATGTTCAAACAAATAAAGAACAATATAAATTTAGTAAGACAATAGATATATTTGAAACAACTGTCCCAACAAATACAACAAATGTCCCAACAAATGTCCCAACAAATATTAGAAGATATGATAATAATACAACAATTCAATTAACTAATCCAGAATATAATTTAAATGAAAATATTAGACCTCAAATACAAGTGGCTGGAAGTTATTATTATGAAAAATATCTTAAATACAAACAAAAATATTATGAATTAAAAAAAAAATTAAATTAAGACTTCCATAATTAAATTTATTTAATTAATTTGGTTACATCTTTTTGAGAAATACATGGTCTTCTATTTTTATTTTCTGGTATATCTGTAATATTTCTTTTTAATCTATATAAACTGTATAAATTCCAAATAAATGATAATAGGCATATAAAACCCACTAGATATGCACATATTATAGAAAATGAATATTTATCAGTATTTTTTTTAAATTTGTGTCCGATAAATATAAATACCATTGATAAGATACATGTAAAACATATAGATAATAATACAAGTGGTGTTGCGAAGAATGAACCCGCTGTCTTACCAAAATTTTTTAACACATTTGAATCATAATATTCATTGCCATTTATAGCAACATTGCATTTTGGATAAGATTCTTCTAGTATTACAGTTTAAGACATTATAATATAATTATCAAATATTATAATTTAATTATCTATAATTAACATTGGTAGATAAATCGTTCTCTATTGTTGTAACTGTCATATGAATAACAAATTCATAACGTTGCTGATTTGTTCCAGTTAATTCAGATACAGGCATATCATATTCTGTTTCAGTCGCATCTCCATCATTTATATATTTTATTTTTAACTGATTTCCATCAGGATCAACTATTTGTACTGTCAATTTATCTAAATTTTTTAATGCTGATTTTAAAAATGTTCTTCTACAGAAAGAACTTAACCATATCTCTGTACTACTCCCTCCTAAATCCTTATCTTTATATAAAATAAAAGAATCATCGCCAACTCTATCATTTGTAGAGTAAACACGATTATTATCAAGTTCTCTTATTTTTAATATTAAATATCTATATTTTGACGAGATTGTAGATAACCCATTATATACATATTCGCCTCCAATTAAAGAACGGGTATATACTATATATTGTGGAAAAAATATTTTATCTAAAATTATCTGTTTTACATTTGTAAAATTTTTTTGTATACGAGGTGACGGAACTCCTGAATAATTTACTATCTTGTATGTTTTTGTATCTCTATCATATACCTTTTCTCTCGAGGTTCCGGCTCCTCCTAAAGAAACTGTAAAACTAAATGGGTTTGGAAAACCAGATACATCTCTATCATACGAGTCTATATGTAACATATTATCAAACATACTCTCATTAAATACATTTTGAGCAACATTATTGTGTATTAAATTACCATTATTTGTAAAATCTTGTTGAGGTATTAAATTTTGTGATGGTTGAAAACCCATATTAAAATTATGTTGATTTGTTCTAGACATTGATATTTGGTTTTGTGAAAACCCTCTTGGAGTATTACTCATTATAAAATGACATGTGAAAAATAATTTAATTTTAATACGAAAGTTCTGCGTGATTTAATTTAAAAAAAATATTGTTACTAATTTTATATAATGGAGGAAATTATAAACCATTTATATTCTGATAAAAATCTTACTAAATTATCTGAAAAGTTGGCTTCTTTAGTTGATGATTTTGGTAATACAGAAGAAGCAATGAAATATTGTAAATTATGGTTAAAAAAGAAAATGCAATTTACATTAGAAATAAATAAAAATAATATTAAAAGAGGGGGTGATAAAAAAGAATTAATTAAGAAAATTAATACAGATTGTTTGAAAACAGCTTTAGATGAATATAGAAAAAAAACTAATCAAAGAAATCCAACTAATGTAAATAAATATAAAATGGATAGGGAGACGGAAATATATGGCAATCGAAAGAATAAATTAGATGAAAGACCAATACAAAATTCAAATAGAAGAGAAAAAGATGGTTTGGGTACAGTGAATGATACAGGAGGGTTCGCATCATTTTCATCGATTGATGCATCAAAGGGTGAATTTATAAGAGCAGATGGAAGTATGGGAGATAAATTTTTAATAGGAGTCAATTTGAATGACCAAATGCAATTCTCTGATAAAAAAACAGCAGCATCTGAAATTGAAAGACGTATGTTAATGAGACAAGGAGATTATGAAGGTTTTAATGGAAATATGGGTGGAATGAATGGAATGAATGGAATGGGTGGAATGAATGGAATGAATGGAATGGGTGGAATGGGTGGAATGGGTGGAATGGGTGGAATGGGTGGAATGGGTGGAATGGGTGGAATGGGTGGAATGGGTGGAATGGGTGGAATGGGTGGAATGGGTGGAATGGGTGGAATGGATGGAATGAATAATTTTACATATAATCCAAATATTGGAATGAATCAGAGACCTCCCGAAATTAATTTTGCATTAGATGGTAATGATACACGTAATTTAGGACAAAATAGTGGAAATTCTGGAATGGGCATGAGTGGCATGGGTATGAATGGCATGGGTATGAATGGCGTGGGTATGAATGATATAATGGGATTTAGCGGGATGGAAAATTTTGGAATGTTTGATACAAATCAGATGCAAAATATGCAGGGAATGCAAAATATGCAAGGGATGCAAAATATGCAAGGGATGCAAAATATGCAAGGAATGCAAAATATGCAAGGAATGCAAAATATGCAAGGAATGCAAAATATGCAAAATATGCAAGGAATGCAAAATATGCAAGGAATGCAAAATATGCAAAATATGCAAAATATGCAAGGGATGCAAAATATGCAAAATATGCAAAATATGCAAGGGATGCAAGGGATGCAAGGGAGACAAGGGATACAAGGGATGCAAGGAATGCAAAATATGCAACAACCAACTTCTAGAGATAGTGGTTTTGGGAAGATGACAGAAAATGATATTAGTTCAAGATTAGCAATGTTACAAAAAGATAGAGGAATTAATCAAAATCAATCAAACAATCAAAATTTTATAATGGGTGGTAGGGAGGGGATGACGATTGATTCTAAAAGTAATAATTCTATTCAAGTGGGCAATGGTTTAAATGCTCAAGCATTATTATATATGTCAGCTGACGAAATTAATAATCAAATTAAGAGAGGGACGAATGAAAAATATACAGAATATACAAATGTAAAAAATGTTTCAGATGATGAAGAACAAAATAAATTAAGTAGAAAAGAACAATTATTAAAAATGGTTATGGATTTAAAACGAGATAATTCAAATAAAAGTAAGGGGTTATCTGATGCAGTTAAAAATGTTCTAAAAAATAAGAGTAGGGAAATATCTGAAAGCGATGATGATGAAGAAATAAATAATAAACCTTTAAAGGGAAATAGAAATAATAAAAAAACCGTTAAGTTTTCTGAAAAAGTTAAGACTAGAGAGATTAAAGAAAATACAGAAAGTGATACAACTAATACAGATGAAGATACTTCTATTGAAAAAATAGAAATTGATATATCACCAGAATCAAATGAGGAGCCAGAATATTATTCTGATTATATAATTGATTTTAATAACAAAGTATATAAATCAATAAGCAATTTAAATATAGTTATTGAAAATTTACCAAATTTTAAACCTCTTATAACTAGTTCAAATAATAAATTAAATATTTTGTGTGATGGAAAAACAAAAGATATTGAATTAGATGAGGACTATTATGAATTAGATGAAATTTTAGAAGGATTAACAGATAATTTAGAAGATATTAATATTGTTTGTAGTTTGAATAAAGATGGGTTTATCCAATTTAAAAATACTAAATCAAATCACTTTGAATTAAATGGGGAAACTAATTCATTTTTAAGTTTGCTAGGATTTACAGAAAAAAAATATACAAATGGAGAAGTATATATTGCAGAAAATCCATGTTCATTTAAATTAGAAAAACTTTATATCTATATTCCAAATATAGATAAGAATAATCCTATATGTACTGTTGACGAAGCTGGAAATGTTGATATGATGTTTAATAATAAAAAAATTATTCAAAAATTAGATTGTGTAGTTGTGCAAATAAAAGATTATGAAACAGCTGAAAGAAAACTATTCCATAATTTTTGTGGAACCCCTCCTAAAATTATGTTAAGATTCGATGAAAAAAATTGATTTAAATATATTTTATTCAAATTATTATACTTTTATTAATAAGAATGACATCTATTAATAAAATTAAAATGGATAAGATTAAAATGGATAAGATTAAAATAATAGATACTATTATTGAAAATTATCCTTCTCTGAAGAGAGAAAGAGAGAACATCATTAATTTGATATTTAAAAAAAATAACAATAACGAAAGAAATATTTTTGATAGAATTATTATAAATAATAAAAAATATTATAGAGACAAAGATAATATTCTATTTGATTCTGATTTAAATATACATGGAATAATACAAATATTTCCAGATTCTACACAAAAAATTATTATAAGACATAAAATAAATAGAAAAAAATATTATAAAGATTTTTTAGAAGAACAAGATTTAAAAATGTCAAATAAAATTAGGACTTCTAAAATAGACCAACCAAACTGCCTATAAAAAATAAAATCTAAAAAAATAATATATGTCAGAACCAATAACAAGTATATCAACAGATGATATTATGCCCACTGATAAACCGAGTATGAAATGTGCTCCAGCTATAAAATTTACAAATGGTTCTTGTATAGATTTACCTATTTTAGTAGAAATGGCAAATGCATATAATAAAGTAAATGATAATCAAATTAAATTACATCAAAGATTAGAAACCTTAAATCCAAAAAAATATAAAAAATATTTATTAAAAGAAATTAAAGATAGATATGATAATGTATGTGATACACAATTATGTTGGACTCAGCAAGATTTCATAAATAAGATGAATAAAATGATGAAGGATGAATTATTAAAATATACTTTTAGACCAGAAGGGCCAAAGGGGAAATTTGAATGGCTTAATACTACTCATTTAAATGAAGTTATGGAACAATATGAAAAAAAATATAAAGATTTTAAGTTCCTTGGAGCAGTACCAATGGATTTTGATAAGCTACCAGCATTGGGTATAAAAGAGTTGGATTTAAAAAAAATATATGAAAGTGGTATAAAAAAATTAGGAATAATTTTTAATTTAGATGAACATTGGCAAAGTGGTTCTCATTGGGTTGCCGGTTTTGCTGATTTAGAAAGAGGTAAAAGTTTTTTTTATGATTCGTATGGAGTTGCTCCAGATAGGCGTGCGAGAGAACTTTTAAGAAGATTTGCAAAATTTTCAGAAAATGAATTTAATATTAGAGCTGATTCACAACATAATAAGACACGACATCAATATGGAAATTCAGAGTGTGGAATGTATTCTTTAAATTTTATTTTAGAACTTCTTGATGGAAAAGAGTTTGACGAGATATGTAATAGAAAAATTCTAGATAAAGAAGTAAATAATTTAAGACCAATTTTTTTTCATAATGTGGAGTTTAAGGAAAAAGATTAAGAATATTTTATTTACGGTAGTTATCAATATCTTTTTTTAATTTTTGATAAATCTGATCAAAGTCTTTTTTATTATCTTTTAATTTAATTAATTTATCAACCCACTCTAACATAAATTCTCCTTTTTTATCTCTTTCAACAATTAATTTTGGAAATCTATATTCGTTTATATATCCATTACATTCTGGTTTATAATAATCATGATAAGATAGAAATAATTCTTTTAATTCTGGATTATCTCTTAAAAAACATACTCTATCCCACATTTTTTGTAATTTTGATATACTACATTTAAACCATTCCTTATCTCTTTTAATTAATTCACAATGAGAATTATTCAAATACCAATATACTACTTTATCAATATAACATGAAGGATGTGATGTTTTAATTAAATCAATCTTTTCTTTTATCCATTTTTTACAATCTTCTGGTGTCATTTCTATTTTTGTAGGATGAATAAAAGTTGCAGAAGCGTATACTGCTTCATTATATTCATCTAAGTCAAAATCATTTGAGTTCTTGTTAAACAGTTTATCATTTGGCAAGAGTTGTATTAGTACACCCTTTTCAAATCCTGTTTTCTTTGATCTAAAGGGTTCAGATATCATTGTATCTTCTATAAATTCTTTTTCATTTTTATATTCTTTTATATTACATTGCCAAAAATCGCATTCATCTAAATCACATGTTTCTAACTGAATTTGGACTTGATCCCAATAATAAGAGGGGCAAATATCTCCATTTACCTTACCACAGGTTTTTATCTGACGTTTAGGAGGACATTTAATTTCAATCATCCTTCCAACAAGTTTAGTTAAATTTTTGCCATTATTTTTATTTTCACATACTATACCGTCAGGACTGGCACCTAAGAAAGAATATTTAGGATGATGACATAATCCAAATTCCTCTGATATAACATTCATACGATATTCATATATTAAAGTTGCAATCTCTTCAAATTTTTTTCCATGATAAGTATTTGGATTATTTGCAAAAGTTTCTCTTAATTTTTTTATTATAGCAAAATATGGAGCATTATAATGATCGTCTCCCAAACATAAACCAATATCACTTGCAGTGATTTTTTGATCACGTGCAGCATACCATTCCGGAGAACGTTGAGCTGGATATTCTATACTTTTAAGATATCTAAAAATTTTTATTCTTCGTTGTATTTCTTCAGATGAAACATCATCATCATATTGTAGAGGATCATGTATCCAAGAATCACTAAATGGTCCAAATTTTGGATCAGTTTTTTTTATGGGAGAAATTATGAGTTTTAATGAATATATTTTATCTAAAATTTCTTCATGTGAATAATATGACGGATTTTTAGTATCTATTATAATATTATTTTTTTTTAAATATGTATATTTTGATAAAATTCTTTTAACGGTTGAAATTTTTAAGTTTAAATTTATTTTTTTTAGATTATCATATATTAAAATTAAAATTTTTTCATAGTCATCACAATTGTAAATACCATTATAATTAATTTTTATATATTGTTTAATATCTGTTGTAATAGATTGATTCATATATGTTTTTTATGATAATATATATACAAATAAATATTTAAATCAACATTAAATCAATTTTTTAAATACGGTAGGGAATGGCTGTGTCAATGGTTGCACTAAAAAAAAATTGATTTAAATATTTTTTAAAAATTAGAATAAAGTATAGTATATAATATTTAATAATATGATAGATAGTGATGCATATATTACAGATATAGGGGTTGCAATTGCTGGTTCAGTAGATTCTGGTAAATCTACGTTTGTAGGAGTGTTGACTTCGAGCGAATTAGATAATGGAAATGGTTCAGCTCGTGTAGGTGTTGCAAAGCATCCACATGAAATTGAATCAGGAAAAACGTCTGATATTTCATCTAGACATTTTGTTATACCTGAAGAAAAAAGAGCAGTTACTCTTTTTGATTTATGTGGACATGAAAAATATTTTAAAACAACTGCATATGGTGTAAGTGGATGTTTTCCAGATTATTCATTTGTAATAGTTGGTGCAAACAGAGGAATTTTAACAATGACCAAACAGCATTTTACACTTTTACTTTCTATGAATATTCCAATTATTATTTTAGTTACACGGATTGATATTTGTCCAAAAGAAACTTATGAGTTAACATTAAAACAAATTAATAAATATTGTAAAGATATAATTAAAATTCCTGCTGAATTTATTAATCATTATTTTAAAGATGATATACCTACTGAAATATTAATTAAATCGAAACTTGATTTGATTAATAACTCAATGGATTCTTCTAAATCAATGAAGCAATCTTTTATACCAGTAATATCAATTTCTAATAAAACAGGTTATTATATTGATTTTGTTAAACAAATGATTAAAAGTTTAGCCCCACGCAATCTATGGGGTTCTAATCAAGATAATAGACTTTATACAAAATTTACTACAAATATGGATAAAAAATTTTTTGATTTGAACAAAAAACCAAATTTTATTTCTGCATATTACATTGATGGAATTTATACTCCTCCAGGAATAGGGATAGTAGTTACTGGAATTAATAGAGGGGATGATTTAAATACTGGAGATACTGTTTATATTGGACCAATTAATAAAGAATTTAAAGAGATTAAAATTCGTTCAATCCATAATGATTTTAGACAAAAAATTACTTGTTTAAAAAATCATCATCGTGGAACAATTGCAATTACTGGAGACAAAGATTTTATGTCGAGAACTTTCATAAAAAGAGGATTAGTAATTGTAAAAAATAAAGAAATTGCTAAAACAAATTTATGTTATCACTTTAAAGCAGGAATTACTATATTTAATCATTCAACAACTTTAAAGAATGATTACACACCAATTCTACAAATTGGAAATATTAGACAATCCGCAAGAATGACTATTGATCCAAAATTAAATAATGATAAAGATACCGTATGTTGTAGAGAATATGCATATGTAACTTTTAAATTCAAATATAAACCAGAACTTATAGAACATAATCAAATATTCGTATTCAGATCTGGTCATGTTCATGGTGTAGGAATAATTTTAGACTTAATTCCAATGAATGAAGATTCAGATGCTAAACCTGATCCAGCCAGACTTAGAAGAGTACCGTAGACTTCCTAAGTTACGCTCCACGGTGAGCGTAACTTTTAGGCAGTTTTCGGTACCGTAGACTGCGTTAAAGATATAGATAGACGAATCCAAATAAATAAAATTATGAATAAAATTATAATCGTTACTATTTTATTTTTATTACATAAGAAAAAATTATATATTTTTGTATCAAAACCTATCCAACTTAATCCTTCAATTGGTGTTAAAATGTATCTTTTATCCCGTTTGGTGTTTTTAATATCACTAATATTACACACATCACACTCTTGTATAATATTTAATATTTGAATAACTTTTAAAAATTTTTTTTGTTTTCTTACTCTATTTATCATAATTGGACCAGTCGACGACATAACTTTTAAATGTTTACCTATCATATAAAATGGTGGCTTTATTTTCATTTGACGAATACATTCTAACCAAAAAGGATGATATTTTTCATTGGAATACATGAATGAATTTGTTATGACTGACGGAGTATTTGCTGAGCGAATTAAACATATTGGTTTTTTTATTATATTTTCTATTTCATCAAAACTTTTATTACATACATAATCTAAATCTAAATAAAACCCTCCTTTTACATATAATATACAATATCTTACGGCATCAACCCTTTGAATATTATATTCAAATGAATTGTATGTTTCTAAAAAATCTGGAAAGAATGTCTTTACAAACTCTCTATTTTCCTTATCTGTATATAATTTATATTCATAGCCCTTATTGAAATTTATTATAGTCATTTGAGCTTCTTTCCATTTATCTGGTACTTCATTTGTTTTCCAAGTTTGAAAAATATATTTAATCATTATATTATACTTTATAGAAGTTTTAATATAAATATTAGCGATAAACATGAGTTTTCGCTAAAATGACTACCTAAAAGTTACGCTCACAGTGGAGCATAACTTTGGCAGTCTACGGTACCGTAAACTGCCGAATTTAAGTGCACTTAAATTCGTTTAAAGTTTTCGCTAGCGTGACTGCCTAAAAGTTATGCTCACAGTGGAGCATAACTTTGGCAGTCTACGGTACCTAAAGCGCGACTATATTAAAGAAATAATGGAAGTCTTAATTTAAAACATGTCTTATTTAAAAATAATGAAATAAATTAAACTTCCACAATTTATTCAGATAAGAACAATTGTTCTTCACATCTCAAGTTTGGTGAAAGTTGAGTTATAATCTTTGTATGGGTAGATGGATGGTTTAAAAAACTCACAACTTCTAATAATAAATATTGATATTTCATAAGATAGTCACTTAATTCGCGAGTAGGATTCTCCATATTTTTTTCACGAATTTTTACTAATTGTAATCTAAATATTTCTAATACATCTATCATGAAATTAATAACCTTATCTATGGTAAACTTTCGTAGTTGTAACCCCTTCTTATCATTAAGCCAAAAGTCATCTATTTTAGTTGCAAAGTTTGATCGAGCCGCATCTATATTGAAAACGGACTGAAATTTTTGCTGGTCTTTTTTAACAAACTTTAAGATTAAATCTGATAGGGTTTTAACTAGTTTTTTCTTCTCATAATCTGTGAATATTCTCATAAAGATTTTATCGGTTCCGTCATTAACTTTCGCACGATATTCTTTCTCAAGTTCTACAAGGAATGGTTTCTCCTGAATATATTCTATAGATGGAGAATCTTTGAAATGAGTATTTAACAGAGTTAGAATTGATTTTTTCATATTTCTAGCTTCTTTGACGATAGTATTTGTATTTTTATTATTTTGTTTTTCAAGTAAATCTATTTTATTCATTAAAGCTTTAATCGTATCGTTTACTTCTTCTTTAACATCGGTTTTAACTTTATCTATTAAATTATCAATTGGTAGATTATTATGCTGCCTAGAAATGTTTTTTTGATGTTTCTTTGATAATAAATGTCTGTTATAATCTGATTTTTTTAAACTTTTATATTCGCATGTATTGCATGAATATGTTTGTGATTTTAATAATTTATATTTTTCAAACACTAATCTATGTCTTTCAGATAAAGTATGTCTAGTATAATTACTCTTTATAGATGTTTCAAAACCGCAAACATCACATTCGTAAGTCGTCATTATTAATATATTTATATAAAATTATTTTTAAATAAATTGCGCAAATTTAAAGTTGTTACATGATGGTTTTTTCTTATCGCAAATTGTATATATTTTGATACATATTAATACTTTTTATATGAGTATAATTTTATTTTTCATAAAGTTGTTGTTTCATATACAAAAAAATCATTTGGGAATTTTCATTTTATGGTATATATATACTTTTAATTTTGCACAGCTTATACAAATATCCGAATTATGTACATGATATACTTTTTAAATCTTATAAAATGGTATTTTGTATATAAAACAACAAGAATCAAAAACGATTTACAAGATTCTTACAAAAAAAATTATTTTCAAAAGTTAGAAAAATCTTAAAAAGTAATTGAGTTTCAACCAAAAGGGGTTTTACATTGTTCTTCGTAAATGACTTTAACCCACCAACTCGTTCTAAAAAAAATTTCTACACAAGAGTTGTCGAAAAATTATTTTTTTAAAGTATAGGAGGTATAGATATTTTGGAAAGTACTAGAGTATACGATTTATATTAATTTTTTATATTTTAGATAAAGTTATAATCCCTATTGTTCAGATAAAGATTATTTTGATTACTTGTTTAGTCTTATTTTAATGTAAATGTTGAAGGTTTTTATGTATGATTAAGTTTACTTCGTTTATATTGTTCAGATAAAGATTATGTTGATTACTTGTTTAGTCTTATTTTAATGTAAATGTTGAAGGTTTTTATGTATGATTAAGTTTACTTCGTTTATATTGTTCAGATAAAGATTATGTTGATTACTTGTTTAGTCTTATTTTAATGTAAATGTTGAAGGTTTTATTTATGTTATAAAAGTTTAAGTTAATTAAAGTTATTTCAAGATATTTTTACCTTAGTTTAAGTTAATTAAAGTTGTTTCAAGTTGTTTAAAGTTGTTTAAAATTGTTTCAAGCTTAGTTTAAGTTAATTTAAATAAATTGAGAAGAAACGAGTATTGTTGATAGGTATTCTTTTTATATAAAAAAGAAGCTTTATTTTAGTTACTATTGACTTATCATTTGCTCGTTTTAAGCAAATTGCTAAATCTTGTTGTTTCCTATACAAATTTTTATTTTACAATTTTTTATCTACGTTTATATAATACTTTTTTAAATGAGCCAAAACGAGCCAAAATGAACTTATACTCGAAGTTGTTTTATCTATTACAATTTACATACTTAATATACTTTAAAAGTATATGTAATACTGAAATTAAAAAGAAGCTTAAAAAAGTTAATTTTACCTCAGTTAAAACCGTTTAGAAGAATATATAAAAATGTATATATTCGGAGTTGTTTACTCGTGACTTTTCTTATCTCAAATTAATCGATTTTAATCCAGTACATATACTTTTTTTTTGCGCAAATTTTTAATTAATTTGAAGTTGTTGTATCCTATACAAAAAATGTAAAATCATATTTTTGATTTGTATTATATATATACTTTTTAAAATGCGCTAAAATGCGTTTAATATGACTTATGTACGTGGTATACTTTTAACATGTGTGAAAATAGTATTTTGTATGGGAAGAACATAAATCGCAAACGATAAATGAAAAAAATAATAAAAAATATATTTAAAAAAAAATTAAAAATCTTTAAAAAGTATATAACACTCGACTAAAATTACTTTTACACCGTCCCTGGGAAATGACTTTAACCCACCAACTCGTTCTAAAAAAAATTTCTACACAAGAGTTGTCGAAAAAATATTTTTTTAAAGTATAGGAGTAATGCATATTTTATAAAGTACTATAGTATACTATTTATAGTATTTTTTATATTTTAAATAAAGTTATAATCCCTATTGTTCAGATAAAGATTATTTTTATTACTTGTTTACTCTTTTTTTATTGTATTTGTTGAAGGTTTTATTTATATATGTTAAAGTTTACTTCAATTTAAGTTGTATATTGTTCAGATAAAGATTATTTTTATTACTTGTTTACTCTTTTTTTATTGTATTTATTGAAGGTTTTATTTATATATGTTAAAGTTTACTTCAATTTAAGTTGTATATTGTTCAGATAAAGATTATTTTTATTACTTGTTTACTCTTTTTTTATTGTATTTGTTGAAGGTTTTATTTATATATGTTAAAGTTTACTTCAATTTAAGTTGTATATTGTTCAGATAAAGATTATTTTAAACATGTTTATAATAAAAATTACATATAAATAAGCATAATAAAAGCTCTTGTAAAGTGTATTATAATTTTGAATTAAATTATATTCAGTTGAACCATAGATAGGTAAGCCATAAAATATCATATACCTCATAAAAATATTCTTATCTTTTATAGTTTTAGCACTATTGATAAGGAATATAATTGCATTATTTGTGTATGCGTAACATATTGATTTGAGTTGTGCTTTTAGAATTCTTTTTGATTCGACTAACATAAAATCGACAATCTTTGTCTCTTTGAAAATATTTAATCTAGATTTAAATTTACTCCAACGCTCTCTTTCACACTCTGAACGTGATGCATCCATTCTCTTATCAAATGTATTAAAAATATCTTCATCCACATACAATTGATATTTATGAAGAAATTTCAAACAAAGATTATTTAGAAAATCTGGTATCATCTCAGAAACCATTACTCCGAGAAACTCTCTTGTCAAAACAATCTTTTTAAATTTTGTAACCACTGGAAGCCTTTCAATCGTATTATAAAAAATATTAATATTAGGATTAATATTTTTCAGCTCTAGAACTGCATTCTCCGGAAGTTTAGTATTCTTCATATCATCAATAAAAATAATAAATGGGGGAAATTTATTTTCAATCAATTCAAGATGTTTTTGATGTTGCTGAACCATCCTCATTTGATTATGATTATTTGTTTGATTTGAAATATGCTTTACTTCAATATATATCGGCAAAAAATCTTTTGTAATAACAATATCGATATCTGATTTGCATTTTGAATTATAAATCAGCATTCCAATTCTTTCAATACGAATGTTAAATATAAGAAGATTTAGAAGACATTTCAATACAGAATAATCATAATCTTTAGAGAAACAGTATTTGAAAATAATAAAGATATTTAAAAGAAAATTATAAAGGTATAGCATTATTTTATAAAATTTACACTAAAATGTTATATAAAGAAAAATTAAATCAATTTTTATTTAGTAAATTAAAAATTGATTTAAATAAACTTAGAGGAAATATATAAAGAGGTTTAGATATTACAAATTAATTTATGTTTACAGAAGAACAGAGTAAATATATAAATAATTCATCAAAATTAGATACAAAATTAATAGCATGTGCGGGTTCTGGAAAAACTCGTTGCATTATAGGTAGAATAATGTATTTAATTGAAAATAAAATGTTTTTACCAGAAGAAATATTAACCTTAACTTTCTCACGCTTTACTCAACAAGATTTTATTCGAAGACTTGATGAGCTGGATAAAAATATTATTGTTTTAAGAGAGAATATTAGTACAATCGACGCCTTTGCAAAAAAGATAATAGATAAGAATAATAAGGTAGATGTATCCCTTTTATCCTATAAATTTATGAAGTATTTACTAAATACTCCAGAAGAAGAATTAGCACGAAACACTGATTTGACTCCGTATAAAACAATATTTATTGACGAGGCACAAGATTTAAATTCAACACAATACAAAATATTATCTTCATTAAAAACAAAATTAAATATCTCATTAAATTTAATCGGAGACCCCAATCAAAATATATATCAATTTCGTAAGTCGACGGATAAGTATCTACGGGAATTTGTTGCTGAAGAATTTGAATTAACCGTAAACTTTCGTTCTCATAAGAATATTGTAGATTTTTCAAAAGGTTTAAGACCTATTCAAACAGACATTAGGGCACATAAACCGAGTTTAGATATCCTTCCATATTTTATTTTTTCTCAGAATGAAAAAGAATTTGAAGATAATCTAATTCAGATTATAAAAATGTATGAAGAAATGAAAATTGATTTGAAAGATGTCGCGATTCTTTCTCCAATTAGAGGTCGAATGAAGGGTTTTGGAAAATCAAATGGTTTGTGTTTAATCACGAACATCTTAAGTAAGCATCATATAAAATTTAAACAATTTTATGATGAAAATAAGGAAGAGGAATCTGACAAAGTATTATATGAACCAGAAACATCACATCTAAATATCTTAACATATATGGGTTCAAAGGGTCTAGAATGGAAACATGTTATTTTAATAGACGCAAATATTTGTTTGATAAATAAATCAAAATTTGATATGGAAAGACATAAAAGTGACCAATATTTGCTATATGTTGCATGCTCTAGAGCGATTGAAGGGATGGTTATTATGACCTCTTATAATATTACTCAAACAAAAGGTATTACATACAATATCAATCCATGGTTTAAAGAAATCTCAAAAGATTTATACGAGGTTTCGGATGGTTTTGAACAAATAGTCTATCCATCTTTGCAATTTAAAAATGATGTTTTTATTGAGAATAGTGTTACCAAAATTATTTCAAAATTCAATGAAGAAGTATTGGATAATCTGTGTAATATTATTGGTTATGAAACCACAATGAAGAGAGTAAATAAAAGAATTTTTAAATATACTTCGCCAGATTTATCATCGTCAACTTCATTCCTAGGACAATATGCAGAGGCAATATTCCATGCTTCTCAATCTATTTTAAAGAATTCATTTAAAAAGAGATTTAATTTAATTGAGAATATTATATATGCAGAAAAGATTATATATGACGCAAATCGTAATGTTTCTCAATGGTATGAAAATGCTTCACGGATTATGAATTGGACAACATATGAAATAGAAAAGAGAAGTATCGATAAAGAAATAGTTGACTTTATAGAAAGAAAATTTGATAAGAAATGTGCATTCAATAGACATTTATTGGTAAACGATCCTTACTTTAATATTAGTATTATTAAAAGAATAGATTGGATTAAAAAGAATTATGAATCATATTTATCTTCAACTAATTTTGAAGATTTGAAAAAGTATATATTTAATATAATTCTAGTTTTACATTCAATAGATACACATCATTATTTTCATGTAGATAATAAGGGAAAAAAATTTAAAGATATTTTGGAAACATATGATGAACTATTTGATTTAATATATAAATTTGTCAAAAGATCATCAGAGCTTTATGAATATAATAATGGATATATATACAATTATGAATTAAGAGGAGAAGTAGATTTAATTGATTTAAATGGAGATTATATTGAGATTAAATGTGTAAAAGATATTGGATTAAAACATGTATTACAACTACTCGTATATAACATTATGAAGATGGAAGAGATAAAGAAAGATACTCTATATAAATTTAATTTAAGATTCTTTAATTTTTATAGAGGAGAAGAAGTGTTAATAGAAATTGAGACAGATAAAGTAAATGAAATAATAGATATATTTAAAAATAATATTAAAAGTTAAAGTTATTATGAAAATAAATAATTTAGAATAATTCAAACATTAAATCTTTATTTAATGATTTGAACTATATCAATATAAGTTGGCATTCTTAATCTGCAACAGATATTTTGACACATTGAGGTTATAATTTCTGCACGTTTTTTAACAAATGTTGGGTCTTTATCTATATTTCCGATAGATATAATATCATCATCAACACCTATCTCGTCACAAATTTCTTTTAATTTTTTAATTAAGATAGGCTCTTTGTTACCTAATAATTCACCACATGTC